AGGTAATGGTGATATAAATGCTGCTACTGCTAACGTAAATAAGTTTGCTACAGCAGTTAGCGATTTACTAAAAGATGTAAGCGAATACAATTTATTAGACTTTGTAAGCGCGTTTGTAACTGGCAATATTACAGAAGGCACAGCCTCTAAATTAGTTAAACGGCCATCTGCGCGTAGATTCTATACAGGTGGCTCAGGCGTAAGTAGTGATTTACTTGCTGCAAGAGCTGCTGCTAAAGCCGAAGCCGCTAGAATTGCAGCAGAAAAAGCAGCTGCCGCTGCAAAGATTAGAGCCGATAAATTAGCAGCTGCAAACAAATTGAAACTTGAAAAAGCTGCTGCTGTATTTGAACTTCAAAAGATTCAGATAGCCGCTGCATTAAAAGGCAAAATAAGCGATGAGGAACGTACTCGTTTATTACTTATGCAGGCTATTGAGGAAGGCAACGCAGATAAAGCCGAAGCTTTGCAAAAGAAACTAGAGGATATACAAGCCAAAAATGCCAAAATTGCTGCCGATCTTTTAGCAATCGGTCAAACTAAAGACCCGTTTGCTACATGGGCTGGCAGTCTAGCTTTAGCATTGGTAGAGCTTGGTAAGTTAGGCAAAGGCATAGCCGATGTTCCGGGCTTAGTTCCCGGTGTTAATTACAATCCTAGCCAAAATGCAGACCGTAACTACGATATGAAGGTAGCAGCAGTAACGGCTGCCATTAATGCAGCTAAAGAGGAACAAACTGCCGTAGAGGAAATAATTGCAGATACTAGTGACATTTTTGCAGAGGATGACACTATCTCGGATATTTTGGCTAAGGTAGAAAATATTGCTGCCGAGGCCGCTGCTGCTGCCGATGCTGCCGCTACATCAGTTACGCAATCGCAAACTACAGTAGATGCTTTAGCAGCTGCGGTATTAAACGTAACGCCTGCCCAATCGGCTACAGGTTCATCCTCAATGTTTAACCCTTTCGGCCCGTCAGTCGGTGGCCCGGGATTCGGTATCCAATCCCCAGCTATTAATATAGTTATCGAAGGCAACGTATTAGATGGTGATGACTTTACCGAAAAGGTAAACGATGCATTACTAAATGCTAATAGGCAAGGTTTGCCGCGCACTGCTGCTGGATTCTTAGTGGATGCCGGCTAATGACAGTCCCAGTAATTAACGCGGTGATTAACTTTTCTACTGGCCCTAGTTTTGCCCAGGCATTAATTCTTGGCGAAGGCATCCTAGGTACTAACGTATTGGCAGATTCAGCTGCAGTAATCGTAGATGTTAGCGATGTAGTCGATAGCGTAAGCATTAAGCGCGGTCGCAATCCGCAGGCTGATGAATTCCAGACAGGTACGCTAACCCTACGTATCGTGGATCAAAATGGCGATTTTAACCCACAAAATCCGAGCAGCCCTTATTTTGGTTTACTTAATCCAATGCGTAAGGTGTCTATATCGGCTACCTATAGCGGTGTCACGTATGCCATGTTTTCGGGATTTATTACCAGCTATACGACCACTACGCCTAAAAACGCTAATGATGTAACTTATACAGTCATCCAGGGCGTGGATGCCCTAAGACTGGCTCAAAATGCCCAAATCAGTACGGTTACAGGTGCTGTAGCAGGGCAACTATCTGGCACACGCATTAACGAAATCCTAGATGAAATCTCATGGCCACCGTCTATGCGCGATGTTGATGCAGGTTTAACTACCATGCAGGCAGATCCTGGCACAGCTCGTACTGCCTTAGCCGCATTACAAACCGTTACAAATAGTGAGTACGGCGCGTTTTACGTTGATGCTTCGGGATCTTTCGTATTTCAGGATCGAAACGTTACTACGGCCAGCATCGCAGGTACGCCCACCGTGTTTAACGATAACGGCACAGATATTGGCTATTTTAATGCCGTATGGCGATTGGATGACACGCTTGTATTTAACCAGGCTAACGTGACCCGTACAGGTGGTACAGTACAAAACGCTACTAACGCAGCTAGCGTAGAAAAGTATTTTGCTCATACTTACAATATCCAAAACTTACTAATGCAAACCGATGCCGTAGCCCTGGACTATGCCCGTGCATACGTTGCAAGCCGCGCTGAAACTAGCGTTAGATGCGATGCGATCGAGCTAGATCTCTATACAGATAACTATGCCAATGGCATCGTAGCCGCGCTTGATCTTGATTTTTTTGATCCTGTAACGATCACGACAAATCAGCCGGGTAGCTCGACTCTGACAAAAACACTTCAAGTATTTGGCGTGGCACACAGCGTTACACCGAATAAATGGCGCACTACGTTTACTACACTTGAACCCGTGATAGACGGGTTTATATTGAACTCAACCCAATACGGCGTACTTGATACATCCGTATTGAGCTATTAAGGAGATAAGAAAATGGGAGCAGGACTAGGCTTTAAAGATTTTACAACAGGTGAGGTTTTAACGGCTAATGACGTTGATGGCTACCTAATGCAAGGAATATGGGTATTTGCAGATGCAGCAGCTCGTACAGCTGCTGTAACTAGCCCACAAGAAGGTAATATGAGTTACCTAAAAGACACTAACTCGACTGAATATTACAGCGGTTCGGCATGGGCTGCAGTAGGTAGCGGTGGGGGTATGACTTTAATAAGTACAACCACGTTAAGCGGTACATCTAACTCGATCACAGTAGCTGCCAACACCTACAAGGATTTGGTTGCCTACATTTACGGGTTAAACCCTAATGCAACTGCAGCCTTTACTTTAAGAATCAATGGCATTACTACTGGCGTTTATCAAGAAACAATGAGTTACGGACAAGAAAACGGCGTAGTAGCACACGCAGTTAATAATTACACTGCTATGAATCTAAGCGTAAGCGGTAGCATGGCAGTTCAAACTGGCGTTACTAGTAATGTTTGGGTTTCAACTTTTAGAGATGCTAACTCAACAGTTAGAAAATTAATTGCAACTAACGGCAACTATGTGAATTCGTCTAATAACAACGTAACAACAATGCAAACAGATGTAGTTAGTACTGCGACATCTGCAATTACAAATATAACGCTTATTTCTACACAAACTTTAACAGCCGGTACACTTCAGTTATACGGAGTCAAATAATGACTAACCCAATGATCCGAATTCATAACACCGAAACCGATGAGGTTATCGATCGCGAAATGAACGCGGTAGAACTTAAACAGCATGAAAAAGACCTTGCATATCAGGCTAAAGCTGAAACCGATGCAACAGCTAAGGCAGATGCTAAGGCTGCACTATTGGCCAAGTTAGGCATAACAGCCGATGAAGCAGCCCTACTGCTGGCATGAGTGCAATCAGCTATAACGGCTGGCCAGCCTCTAAAGAGGTTGAGTCGATCCGTATCAAGTCTTACCCAATCAAGGGTACAAAGATAAAGCTGCGATGCGCCTATTTTGCTGCGCCTTTACTGGTTGCCTTTGCTGAACAGTTTAATGAGCTAATCGAGCCGATCGATGGCGGTACGTTAGATGATTGGGGCTACGCGTACAGAGATGTTAGAGGCGTACCAGGCAAGTTAAGCAATCACGCATCGGGTACGGCTATCGATCTCAATGCGACTAAGCACCCGTTAGGCAAGGCTGGCACGTTTCCAGCTGAGAAGGTTCCAATGATCCAGGCATTGACTAAAAAATATGCTTTGAACTGGGGTGGAAATTGGACTCGAAAAGATGAAATGCATTGGGAATTGGCACTAGATCCCGTAAAAACTGCTAAACACATAGAAAAATTAGGGCTGCAGTACCTATAAACAATAAGGGCATTTAGGAGTACAACCATGAAAGATCAATTACTAGCTGCTGGCGTGTCATATTTAAGACATGCTGGTACTTGCGCAGCTGCGCTGTACATGTCAGGGGTTACAGACCCTAAGACATTAGCTAATGCTTTTATTGCTGGCCTTATCGGGCCATTATTGCGTGGACTTAACCACAGCGATAAGACTTTCGGTATTAAATAATGACGGCCGCCCAGTCGCTAATAGCCATAGCCATAGGCATCTGTACGCTTATGGGGTTTGCGGCTGGGCTGGTACGCCATCTCGTTAAGTATTACCTAAGCGAATTACGCCAGGATGGCAACGGTGGCCATAACCTACGCGGCCGTGTCGATCGTATAGAAGCCAAGGTCGATTCGATCTACGAAATTTTGCTAAGCCGTTAGGCGTGTCGGTTATTGACCGATGTCATACCCACGCTTTACCCTTTAATTACACGTTAGGCAGGGCTACCTAATTCGGTGTAGCACGGCTTAACCCAAACAAGGGCGAAGTAAATGGATATAGAAAAGGTAGTAGCGTTAGTAATTCTTACTAATATTGGTTGGTTCGTAGTAGGTTGGTCGGTTGGTTACAAAGAAGGCGTTAAAGATGGTTTTAATCGTGGCCGCGCTGCAGGTTTAAGAGCTGCATTTAACTCAGCTACAGAGATAGTTAAAAACTCATGACGTTTAACCTAGATAATTATGAGGATGTCAATAGCCGCATTAAACGGTTTAGAGAAACCCATATCTCAGGCAGGATCATTACTGAGATTGTTGAGTTAAATGTCAAGGATGGTTACGTCATTATCCGTGCAAGCGTATTCCGTGAGCA